GATTACTACGGTGATCGGACAACAACCAGGTAAGACACATTCCCTTCAGGAATGGAAAGATCGAGTTGGTGAAGCACAAGCTAACTTAATCAGTCGTCGTGCTGCATCAAGAGGCACTGCCTTTCATCATATTTGTGAAGATTATCTAGATGGTATTGAAAATTTTGATACTAAACTAGAAGAACATCATAAGAAGAAAAATTTTCTTGCTTATTGTATGTTTAAAGAAATGCAACCCTATCTAGATAGTAAAGTCAATAAAGTTCTCTTACAAGAACAACCAATGTATTCTGAGAGATTTGGTGTTGCAGGCCGCTGTGATTTAATTGGTGTATATGATTCAGAACTGGCTGTTGTTGATTTTAAAACAACAACAAGGATGAAAAAAGAAGAATGGATTGAGGATTATTTTGTTCAATGTTCTGCTTATGCTTCTATGTATGAAGAACATATGAAAGTTGGTATTGATAAAGTCGTTGTAATGATGGTTGCAGAAGACGGTGAAGTTAATATTTTTGAAAAGAAAACAGTTGATTATTTGGACAAACTACAAACAATAATGAACGAATGGTACGATAATTTTGTCTACAAGGTAGGAATTGCATAGATGAATGATGATGATGCTTGGTTAAAATATAAACATCATCACAAATGGTTTAATAAATTATGGTTATCTGAAAAACTGGGATATGTTTGCGGACCATCTGGTGTTAAAGTTCCTAAAGAAGGTTGGTATATTCACAGACCAATTTATAATTTGTCTGGAATGGGAATAGGAACAAAAAGAAAATGGTTAATGCCTCATGATGTTGATGTCCGTCCTGGTTATTTTTGGTGTGAAGAATTTGAAGGAGAACATTTATCTATAGACTTAGAGTGGTCTTATGCAGGACCTCCTTTTTGGAATGTTGTAAGCTGTTATGAGGGAATAAAAAGAGACTGCCAAAGATTCGATATGTGGATTAAACGAGAGATTGAATTTCAATTACCTCATTTCTTTTGCGAACTTTCTGATGTTGGAATAATTAATGTTGAAACAATTGGTGGAAATATTATAGAAGTTCATTTAAGAACCAGTCCAGATCCAAAATACGATGAAATAATTCCTGTATTTCTTGGAGAAGAAAAAAATATTTCTGGATATAAATGGATAGAATCTTATGAAGATGCAGATAAACTTTTAGATCCTCCTCGGCTTGGATTTTTAGTTAGATAAATAACTATGACAACTTTACAACAGATGTTGTCTTTTTACAACAAATAGGAGATGTTATGAAAAAAGCATTACTAGCACTTTTATGTGCTTTTCCACTTGCCTCACAAGCATTTTTGACTGCAAGTACTGAAACAGACATTAACTATTATCATGATTTTTCTTTGAGTGTTGACCAGTTCAAATTGAGTCATAATCAATATGGTGACTGGGGTTTAAATGAAACTCGTATCGGTTGGGGCGGCCTTTCAGCAATCACAAGCGATACTTTAGATTTTGGTATTTCTTATGAAACCACCTTTTCCGCTGGTCTAGATGGCAATGAGTTTGAAATTAAATCTGGTATGCATATGCACAACGACGTTATCTTTTCGTTAGATACTTCATTTTTCGTTGGAGGATTGAAAGTTCTACCTTCAGCAGACTGGAATCTTTCTAGTTCTGCAATGGATGCAGAAGTTGGATTTGAATATAAATTGTCAAGTGTTGACGCAGTAACAACTCTTTTCTATGATGTAAGTTCTATTGCTTATAATGGATCAGAGTTTTCTTTAGGATATAACTTTCATATAAATGACGCTATTTCCGTCAAACCTAATATGGTAATTCCTTTCGATAGTGAATGGGATCAGGGTGATATCCGAGCTGGACTTTCTATTAATGTAGCATTTGCAACAAATCCAGGACAATAAATAAATCGTGGATAAAACTGTAGACGGTAAAGGAGTAGACGTTGCGGACGGCGGGGCAGTACCGCCCACCTCCACCAAATCATTTTTAGGCTATGATGTTCATGGTAATCGCCAGTTTCCACATGACTGGTATTATACTGAACAAGAATGGAATAGAGGAGTAGGTTGGGGCAAAGTACCACCAGAACGAATTAAAAAGTAATGGGGGTGACCTAGTTTCGACGGAGCGAATGAAAGTTTACAAGAGGTTTTTGATACATAACTATAAACGCCAATGATGACGTTTACTTTCAAGAATATGCCTTAGCGGCTTAATTTTTGACGGGGCATGGGCACCGCCTTGATATCCAAAGGGCCCATCTTAAAATATATGAACAGTAATCAAAGTGGTCTATGCCGAGAACGCCACACATGACGAACCGCTGAACCATAGATAGGCGTGTTCCCTTTTAAATTATGACTAAAAAAATTACACCAAAAAAGTTTTCTATTATTATAGAGGAGTTAGTAAGAACTAAAAGACTAACTTATCTTGAAGCTGTAATGTATTATTGTGAACAAAATGGTTTAGAGGCACATACCATTACACGATGGATTGACAAATCTATGCGTGATAAGATACAATATGATGCAGAACAATTAAATTATCTACCGAAAACGAGTTCATTATTTTGAGTTTAATGACACCCCTAGAGACATATCAATCATACTTGGCTTTAAAACTTCATTTTGGTGGTAAGTATGATTATTTTAAGTATGGCGGAAAAACGTCAGCTTCAGTAGAATCTTTTGACAAACGAAAAGATAAATTTAAGTTTGTTAAATTGTCAAACAAATTATCTGATCCTCAAATCATAGATTACTATCTTGCCAACTTTATTCGTGGCAAAGAATGGATTGGAGATTTTGACCAAAAGAATTGGATGGAACATAAAAAAGTTAATCAAAGTTTAGAATATTTTTATAAAAATGATATTGAAAAACTATTGACTTTGACTAATAATTTTGATATACTTTTTAGAGTTAAGGATGGTAATCATCCTAAACTATTGAAAGCGTATCTTGGTAAAAAGATCAATCTGGAAACACTTGTGATCCTAGAAAAGATTTTAAAATACAGAGAAAGGTTTGACGCAAAGATTAGTGAAACTTTTATCTGGCCCAAGATTAGTCTTTTAATAAAGAAGTACGAGCCGTTTTTGAAAATAGATGAGAAATCATTTAAATCAAAAACATTGGATTCAATTAAAAACTTTGAGGAGTCGTGATGACAGAATCAAATAAAGAGTCATATGTTGACGAGGCGAAACGTAGGATCGCTCATCTTTCCTACAAACTTGAACAGGCCGAGAGTCGTGTTCGTAAGCTTGAGCATGACAATGCCGAGCTTCAACGGTGGGCAAATGATGTTTGCCTTAAAAAACTTCAGGAACTCAGCGATGAGTTGGCCTCACGATATAACCAAAAGAAGTATCGTGGTAAAAATTGGAGAGGCGATCTAAGCCGTGCAAGAGAAGAAGGATCAGAAGTTCATTGATCTAGTTTCTAAAGTTGCTCAAGATGTTATGCCTGTCAGTAATGCCAGAATAGCATCTGCGGTAGTAATTGGCAATAGTGTAGTTGGATTGGGTCGAAACTCTTATAAGACCCATCCACTACAGGCCAAATATGGCACGACAGAACATAATATTCATATTCATGCTGAGATTGATGCAATTAAAAACAGCCTCAAAAGAGTTTCAGTAGATGAATTATCTAAAGCCACACTATATATTAGTAGAATGAAAAAGAGGGATAGAAAACGTGGATTTATATCAGGACTTTCTGCACCATGTGCTGGGTGCATGGGTGCTATTACAGACTTTGGCATTAAGCGTGTGGTTTATTCTTTGGATGATAGAGGATTTCAAACGATAGAATAATCCTCAGTAGCTCAGTGGTAGAGCAGACGGCTGTTAACCGTCCGGTCGGTGGTTCGAATCCATCCTGAGGAGCCAAACATTATGAAAAAACTTTTAATTTCTCTACTTATTTTATCCGGAATTGGTTGTCAAGGTAATACTCAAGGAGGTATTGATGGTGACGGAGGTTTGTATACTAAAGAAGATTATCAGTTAGTATACAAATATAATGCATTTAAACTAGATGGTCCAATTATACGTTGGCCCACAAGTTGGATTTCTTTATCTAATCTTCCTTTGGATCATAAGGCACTAGATATATGGAAAGAACTTGGATTTGTTTTTACACAGGTAGGTTCTGAAATTGTTTATGATGGAGAATCTCAAG